CGTGGTATGATTGATGTTATGGCACGTAGTGCTAACGGGCAGATAGGTATCCGTAAGGATGCATTAGATGTTGTTAACAAGCGTAAGTGGGAGAAAGGTGCTGACTATGAGTTCAATCCAGGGGTTGACCCTAGGCAAGCAGTAATCAACCATACATACCCTGAACTACCTAACAGTGCTTTCCAAATGGTTATGCATCAGAACAATGAAGCTGAGTCCCTTAGTGGTATTAAAGCATTCAATGAAGGTATCAGTGGTGCAGGTCTAGGTGATACAGCAGCAGCTGCTAATGGTGCACTAGGTGCAGCAGCCCAACGTGAGATGGGTATCCTACGTCGTCTATCGGATGGTATGAGGGATATAGCCCGTAAGATTATTGCTATGAACCAAGACTTCTTAGATGATGAGGAAGTTATCCGAGTAACCAATAAAGAGTTTGTTACAGTTAAACGTGATGACCTTATGGGGTTCTATGACCTACGCTTATCTATTAGTACAGCAGAGGCAGATGAACAGAAAGCTAAGGAGTTAGCATTCATGTTACAGACCACTGGTCAACAGTTTGGTTTAGACATGTATAAAATAATTCTTGCAGAAATCGCAGATTTGCGTAAAATGCCTGAATTAGCTGAACAGATTAGAAACTTTAGTCCTCCACCTGACCCATTTGCACAAGCAATGCAGCAAGCAGAACTTGAAGCAGCTCAGTTAGAGAACGAAAAGGTTAAAGCAGAAATAGCTAAGATATATGCCGATGCTGGTAAATCCCAAGCTGATGCAGCGAACAAAGGTGCTGATACTGACCGTAAGAACTTGGACTATGTTCAAGAGGAAAGTGGAGTTAACCAAGAACGTGCATTAGAAAAGGATAAAGCCCAAGCTAAAGGCAACATGGAACTAGAAGTGTTGAAGAAACAATTGGAACCAACTGAACCCAATAACACAGCACTTTAATTAATTTAGAAATCTCCCTCTAATATATGGAGGGAGGACACATTAGGAGAATATATATATGACACCATTAGAACAAATCGCAGCAGCACGTAAAGAAGCAAAGAACATTGTAGAACTAGCAGACCACTTGGATAAGCTACGTAAGAACCGTTCATTTAAAGCTTTAATCGAAGAGTACATTCTTAAAGAATTACCATTGCAAGCTGCAGGCATGTTTAAACGACCGGGTAATACCGTACTAGCTCAAGAGAGTTTAGAATCACTATTAGCCATGGTTAGTATGTTAAACCACACACTATCAACAGTGTACACTAAGGCAGAGCAAGCTCAGGCAACTCTACATGAGATTGATGAAGCCGAAGCTGAATACTTAGCAGAGACAGTGGAGTAATATATATATGTCTGATGAAAATACAAATGATGATTTAGGTATGAGTGATGAGGATTTCCTTAATATGGAAGCTCCATCTTATGAACCTAGTACAGAAGAGTTAGATAACTCTGATGAGCCTCAAGAAATTGAACAAGTCGAGGAGTCTGGTACAGACGACGAAGACACCCCAACCGAAGAACTCGAAGAAGAGACTGAGGAAGTGGAAACCGAGGCAGAGGCTGAAGTCGACGAAGGTGACGTGTCACCTGAAGACGAACTGGAAGCTGAAGCCGAAGGTGAGGAAGAAGAAGTAGTTGATACTGAAGAGGTAGACTACGAAGCATTACATAAACAATTACTAGAACCATTTAAAGCAAATGGTACTGAAATCTCAGTTAACTCAGTAGAAGAAGCACATAAGCTAATGCAGATGGGTGCTAACTACAGTAAGAAGATGACTGCGCTTAAACCAAATCTTAAGATTATGAAAATGTTAGAAAACAATAAACTCTTAGATGAGAGTAAGTTGAATCTTTTAATCGATGTAGCGAATGGTAATCCTGAAGCTATATCTCAACTGGTTCGAGACAATGATATTGACCCTCTGAACCTAACAACAACTGAAGAGAACAAATACACACCTAAGAATCATACTGTTGGCGACAACCAGGTAGAACTGGATGAAGTTATATCCCGTATACAGGATACAGACTCATTTTCAGATACGATGGATGTTGTTTCTTCTAAATGGGATGAATCTAGTAAGCGTGATATTGCGAGCAATCCACACCAACTTGAAGTAATCAACACTCACGTATCCAATGGCACCTTTGCTACGGTACAAGCTGAAGTTGAACGCATTAAGGTATTTGGAGGGCTACAAGGAGTTTCTGATTTTGATGCTTACAAGCAAGTAGGCGACCAATTATTTACAGCAGGTAAGATTACACTTGATGGAGTACCTAAGGTACAAGAGAAGGTTGTAGTTAAAACTAGGCCGAAAGCTAAAATAAGTGATAATTCACGAAAGGACAAACGCAAAGCTGCTAGTCCTGTTAAGAACTCGGGCAAGCCTAAGGCAGTTAAACAAGACTTTAACCCTTTAGCTATGTCAGAAGAAGAGTTCGAAAACTTTAAATTCTAAAATAGGAGAATATATTTATGCCATTAAATAACGTAGAACAAATTCAATACAACGACCCGTTAGGCGGTTCACCATCAGATGTGGGTGAACAATTCCGCACGGACTATTACCACAAGAAAGCGTTAATCGAAGTTGCTAAGGAAACTTACTTCTCTCCATTAGCGGACGTTACTGCGATGCCTAAGCATTACGGTAAGAAAATTAAGAAATACCACTTCATGCCTATGCTTGATGACCGTAACTTAAACGACCAAGGTATCGATGCTGCAGGTGTCTTATCTGGTGGTCAAGGTGGTGCAGGTACTAACCCAGATGGTAACTTATACGGTTCAAGTAAAGATATCGGTACTATCACTGCGAAATTACCAACTCTTTCTGAGACTGGTGGTCGTGTTAACCGTGTTGGTTTCACACGTATCGCAATTGAAGCTGAACTTCAAAAGTTAGGTTTCTTCACTGAATTCACAAAGGATTCATTAGATTTCGATACTCAAGCTGAGTTATACGAGCACTTATCTCGTGAGCTTATCTTAGGTGCTAATGAAATCACTGAAGATGTACTTCAAATCGATTTACTTAATGGTGCTGGTACTATCCGTTTCGGTGGTGATGCTACTCAAGATAGTGAGATGACCGGTGAAGGCGTTGTGTCTGTTATCACTTACGAAGACTTACAACGTATGTCTATCGACTTAGATAATAACCGTACTCCTAAGAAAACTAAGATTATCTCTGGTTCTCGTATGGTTGATACTCGTACTATCGGTGCAGGTCGTGTTTTATACATCGGTTCTGAATTGATTCCTACTGTTACTAAGATGACTGATTCTTTCGGTAACGCTGCTTTCGTACCTGTTGAACAGTACGCACATGCTGGTGATTACAAGAAAGGCGCTGACATGATTAACGGTGAAATCGGTAAAGTTGGTGAGTTCCGTTTAGTTGTTGTACCAGAAATGCAACACTGGGCAGGTGTTGGTGCAGCTGTTGTAGCTAACGAAGGTTACCGTGAAACTGGTGGTAAATATGACGTGTACCCAATGCTATGTATTGGTGATGGTTCATTTACTACTGTTGGTTTCCAAACTGACGGTGCATCTACTAAGTTTAAAATCTTTACTAAGATGCCTGGCGAAGCAGTGGCACATGCGCATGACCCTTATGGTGAGACTGGTTTCAGTTCAATCAAGTGGTTCTACGCAACATTGTTCTTACGTCCAGAACGTATTGCACTTGCAAAAACTGTAGCAGAATTGTAAGATACTGCTTTAAGTAACGAGAAGGAGACTTAATTGTCTCCTTTTTTATTTTTGTCCCTCCCTCAGCTGATTGAGGAAATGGAATAATATGGAGTAAATAAATATGACTGATGAAGTACAAATCGAAGAACAAGCAGAATCTGAATTAGATGCCCTTAAACTTATCGCTGACAATATGGGATTGGAATACCATCCAAGTATTGGGGTTGATAAACTTAAGAAGAAAATTGAGAAAGCGAAGGAACCAGTAGCTACTAAGAAAGTAGAGAAGATTAACAAGATGGAAGCTCGTACAGCTAAAATCAAAGATGCGACTAAGTTACGTCGTATTCGTGTTGTTAATATGAACCCTGTACGTCGTGAGTCGAAAGGGGAGTACTTCTCTGTATCTAACAGTTCAATTGGTACCGTAAAACGTTTTATCCCTTTTGATGTAGAGTGGCACTGTGAAGATGTTATCTACAAGACTATTAAGAATCGTAAGTTCCGTAAGACAGTAGAAGAGCCTGATGGTAAAGGTGGTAAGATATCTCGTAATATCTTTATCCCTGAGTTCTCAGTAGAGATTCTACCTGACTTAACTACACAAGAACTTAAAGACCTAGCTGCTGACCAAGCTGCACGTGGTGCAATCGACT